TGACCGGGTGGCGTGTGAGGCCAGTGGCTTGCCTTGGCACATCGTGAGTGTCCCAAGCGTCGCCTGGACAAGTATCGAGCCGTCGGGCTATGTCGCCCCGTTGGTAGGCCGCGAATGGTCTCACGGCGTGCTCGACTGCTACGCCCTGGTGCGCGACTGGTTCCGTGCAGAGCGCGGGGTGGAGTTGCCCAACTTCGTGCGCTTTGACAACTGGTGGAAGCGCGGGGAGAACCTCTACCTGGAGAACTTTGCCCTGGCTGGCTTCTTCCCGGTGGATACAGACGAACTAAAGGTTGGGGATTGCTTCCTGATGCAGGTGGCATCCCCTGTACCGAATCACGCAGCGGTCTATCTCGGAGACGGGCTGATCCTTCATCACTTGCAGGGGCGTCTTTCCAGCCGAGATGTCTACGGCGGCTATTGGCAAAAAGTCACAACACACATCCTCAGGCATGGTCACGATCATTCTTCTCGGTGAACTTGGGCGCCGCTTCGGCCGCAGGCACAGCCTGGCCATTTCATCGGCTGCCGAGGCCATTCGGGCGCTGGCAGCTAATTTCCCCGCCTTCGAGCGGGAATTGGTGGCCTCAGGCGAGCGCGGCGTGGGGTACCGCGTACTGGCTGGCCGTGAGGCATTGACGCTGGACCGCCTGCATGAGCCGACAGGACAGAGCCGCATCACGATTGCACCCGTGGTCTCTGGTGCGGGTGGCAATGGCCTCGGTCAGATCTTGCTAGGCGCAGCCCTGTTGGCCGTTGCCTGGTGGAACCCGCTGGGCTGGGCGGCTTCGGGTGCGTTTTTGTCTCAGGCCACGCTCTACTCGGTGGGCACTGCCATGATTCTGGGTGGTGTGGCGCAGATGATTGCGCCTACGCCGAAGGCCACGGAGCCCTCTGAGCGCCCAGAAAACAAGCCTAGCTACAGCTTCAATGGTGCGGTTAACACCACCGCCCAGGGTCATCCCGTGCCGGTGGGTTACGGCCGATTGATAGTGGGCTCGGCAGTGATCAGCGCCGGCATTGACGTGGATGAGATCGCCACATGAGCCAACTCATCATTGGGGCGGGCGGTGGCGGCAAAGGCGGTGGAGGAAGCGCCCGTGTGGCGCAAGAGGCCCCAGACAGCCTGCGGTCCAAAGCCTATGCGCGAGTGGTTGACCTCATTTCCGAGGGTGAGATCGAGGGGCTGGTCGACGGCCTGCAATCGGTCTTCCTGGACGACACGCCGATTCAGAACCCTGATGGCTCGACCAACTTCTCTGGCGTCACCCTGGAGACCCGTAACGGCAGCCAGCAGCAAAGCTATGTGCCCGGCTTCTCGTCCGTTGAGAACGAGGTGGTCGTCGGAGTAGAGGTCAAGGCGAGCCAGCCGGTGGTGCGCTCCATCACCGACCCGGATGTGGATGCCGTTCGGGTCAAGGTGAGCGTGCCGCAGTTGACCAACCAGGACACGACCAATGGCGATCTCAATGGCAGCACGGTGAACTTTGCGATCGATCGCCAAGTGAACGGCGGTGGTTTCGTGGAGATGATCAACGACACGATCTCCGGCAAGACCACGACCAAGTACCAGCGCAGCTACTACGTGCCGCTTACGGGCAGTGGCCCCTGGGATATCCGCGTGCGCCGGATCACGGCGGACTCGACCTCAAGTGCGATTCTGAACAAGACCTTTGTGGAGTCCTACACCGAGGTCATCGAGAGCAAGCTGCGCTACCCCAACAGTGCCCTGATAGCGCTTCGCGTCGATGCGTCCCAGTTCTCGAGCATCCCGCGGCGCAGCTATGACATGAAGTTGCTGCGGGTTCGTGTTCCCGTGAACTACGACCCAGCCACACGCGCTTACAGCGGTGTGTGGAATGGCACCTTCAAGATCGCCTGGACCGATAACCCTGCCTGGTGCTTTTACGACCTGGTGACCAGCACCCGCTATGGTTTGGGTGGCTACATCCCTGAGGCCCAAGTCGACAAGTGGGCGCTCTACCGGGTGGCCCAATACTGCGACCAGTTGGTTCCCAACGGGCTGGGCGGTTTTGAGCCGCGCTTTACCTGCAACCTGTACCTCCAGACGCGGGAGCAGGCCTACAAGGTCGTGCAGGACATGGCCTCGATCTTTCGGGGCATGGTGTACTGGTCCGGTGGCGCGATCACGGTCACGCAGGATGCACCCGCTGATCCGGTCTACCAGTTCGCCCCTAGCAATGTCGTGGATGGCGAATTTGCCTACCAGGGGTCTTCGGCGAAGGCGCGGCACACGGTGGCCTTGGTCACATGGAACGACCCCGAAGACTTTTACCGCCAGAAGGTGGAGTACGTCGAGGACGCTGCCGGCATCGCCCGCTACGGCATCGTGCAAAGCGAAGTCGTGGCGCTGGGATGCACCTCAAGGGGCCAGGCTCACCGCGTGGGTAAGTGGCTCTTGTATTCCGAGCAGTCGGAATCCGAGATCGTCACCTTCCGCACGGGCCTGGAGGGTGCCGTGGTGCGTCCGGGTGACGTCATCAAGGTCGCTGATCCAGTTCGAGGTGGCATGCGCCTTGGGGGCCGAATCGCTGCGGCAACTGCCAGCACGGTCACTTTGGATCAGGACCTGCCAGCGGATCTCCCATGGCGGCTATCGGTAATTTTGCCCACTGGGGTGGTTGAGGAGCGGCTGGTAGGTCCGATTTCGGGTCGAGCCCTGACGGTGACGATCCCGTTCAGTGCGGTGCCGCAGGCTGGCGCCATTTGGGTGCTTTCATCAAGCATCATTGAACCGCAACTCTTTCGGGTGGTTGCGGTCGCCGAGCGGGACCCGGGAGTTCACGAAGTCACCGCACTCGCTCACAACCCGAGCAAGTTCGATGCGATTGAAAAGGGGCTGGCATTGCAGCCCCGCTCGATCACCGTGCTTTCGGACATGCCGCCAGCACCGATTGGGCTCTCCATGCAGGAAAGCTTGTACCGGGTCAAAGACCAGGCGCAGGTGCTGGTTCAGGTGTCCTGGAACGAGGTTCAGACCGCAGTTGCGTACCGGCTGTCCTACCGAGTGGCAGGCGGCAACTTCGTGAGCCTTCCGTTCACCAGTGCCAACTACGTCGAAATCCGGGATGCACAAGAAGGCGCGTATGAATTCAGCCTGCGTGCGATCGGGATCACGCGCAAAGAAAGCGTTCCTGCGACCCTGAGCGCAACGGTTCTGGGTAAGACCCTGCCGCCGTCCGATGTCACGGGCTTCGTAGTCCAGCGCCGGGTCTCCGATCTGCTGATTTCTTGGGATGAACTCCAAGACGCAGATCTTGCTGGCTACGAGGTCCGCGTGGGTGCTGGCTGGGATAACGGCCAGTTGGTGGCCAAGACCGCGGGCACGCAGATGGTCCACGACCAAAGCGCGGCTGGCCTTTACCCGTATCACATTCGGGCCTACGACACTTCTGGCAATTACAGCGCCCATGTCACAACCTTTGTGCTGAGCCTGCAAGCGCCCTCGACCGTGCGTCAGTTCGATGTGGTGCAATCGGCCAACCGGCTGGAATTTCGGTGGCAGCCCAATCCTGAACCCGAAGTTGTCGGGTATGAGCTTCGTGAGGGCGCGGCCTGGGATGCCTCGCTCTTTGTGGCTGAAGTCAAGTCCACCAGCTACACGCTGCCATCGGGGTTTGACGGAGAGCGCAAGTTTTGGATCAAGGCGATTGCGTCCCCAGGCATCTACAGCGACACGCCGACCTTTGTCTCGACCATAGTTGCCCAGCCGCAGAACGCCAATTTGATCCTGGCGCGCGATGAGCAGGCGCTGGGATTTCCTGGTACCAAGCACTTCGCTTCGGTCGTTTCGGTCAACGGTCGAAATGTGCTGCGCATGAGCACCGGTACCCAGGTGGCTGAGTACCTCTTTGAGGTGGACCTTGTTTCACCCATTCGCGCCCAGAACACGCTGCTCAATAGCCTCGGGGCCTCGGTTGATGACCGTACCACATGGCTGGAGGCGAATTTCCCCTGGAGCAGCGATGCTGCAAGGCGTCAGTGGGCCTATGACGGCGCGATTGCCAACGTGGATGCCCGCTTCCAGATTGCCCGGGAAGATGCACTGCAAGCCGGCGAAGTCTACGGATGGCGTCTGAACGGTTCTACCGCAGGGCTAGGCAATCCAGTCGCGAGCCAGGCGGCAGGCGTCGCCTATGCCGCCGGCCGATATGGTGACGGTCTGATGGTCAAAGACACCACCCGCGTGGCTTGGACGGTGAGCATCCCATCGGTGTTTCACACCTCCTTTTGGTTCATCCCGGCAGAGGTCACAACCTGCGTGATCTGGGCGGCTCTTGGCCCCGCAGGATCACTCCTGGTGGGCTATGACGCCACGACGGGTGCGTTCTTTCTTGAAGACCAACTGTCCAGGCGAGTGAGCGTGCCTTTTGGCATCGCGATCACTGATCGAGTTTGCATCGGCGTATGCCAGACCGCCACTGAGCGACGGCTTTTTGTCGGTCGGATGGGGGGTGATGTGGAGTCAGCCAGTTCGGCGCTTACGCCAATCGGAGCCTTTACCAGTCTGCGTCTGTACTAGCCCCCAGCTTTTCAACCCATCCCCAACCGTGGCGCTGCTCTCGAAAGAGACAGCGCCATTTCTTTTTCCATTTCACGAGGACTTTTCATGATCGACGAATCCATGCAGCTTCACGGTGCTATGACCCTGATCCTTCGCCGTGCAAGCGGTGAGGTCGAGACGGTCCACAAAGACAACATCATCGTCAACGTCGGCTTTGACTTCATTGCTGACGCCATTGGCAAAGCCGCCAGCCGACCCGCCGTGATGGGCTTTATTGCGCTGGGCACCGGTACGACCGCAGCGGCTGCCACCCAGTCGGCGCTGGTGACCGAAATTGACCGAAATGCCGCGACCTACGCACACACGGCGGGCACCAAGACTTTCACCTTCAGCGCTGATTTCTTGGCGGGCGACAGCACGGGCGCACTGACGGAGGCTGGGGTATTCAACGCAGCGACCGGGGGCATCATGCTCGATCGCGTGGTCTTCCCAGTGGTCAACAAGGGGGCAGATGACAGTCTGACCGCGGTCTTCACCTTCACGATGAGCTGATCGAGATGCCCGATACGGTGACGGTCAGCGAGAACCAGGGCGCAAGGTACACCTGGGCATCGGCTGGCTTTACATGGTCAAGCGCCAGCGCCGGAAAGAACTGGACCACGGCCTATCCGGCCGTCTACACCGTAGCAGTGGCTGTGACTCTTGCTTTGGTTGAGGCTACGAGTCGGCAGTGGACCAAGCGATCGAATGAGACGCTGGCCATTGCAGAAAAGCTGGCCAAGCAATTGACCCTGCGCGAATCAGAAGCTGTCGGGTTTGCGGAAACCTACTCAGACCTGATCGCCTATGTACTCCGTTGGGTGGAAACGATGTCCTTCGGCGAGGCAGTCGGGAAAGCCAGTCGCAAGGAGGTGCGGGAGTCCTTCCAGGCTTCCGACTACCTAACCCGAGTGCTGACAAAGACCACCGCCGAGAGCCTGGCTTGGGGTGATGTGATTCGGCAAGGAAGCGTCAAGCGCCTAGCCGAAAGTCTGCCGATTTCGGAAGTTTCTCAACGTGGGGTGACCAAGAATACCTTCGAGGCCTTCGGGCTAGGTGACGACTTGGATCGGCAGATGACCAAGCGCATCTCAGAGGCAGTCGCGTTTGCGGAGACCTATACCGATCTGATCGCATTCATCTTGCGGATCAGCGAAGGCCTGGGCGTGAGCGACTTGGGAGCCAAGCAACTCCGGAAACCTTTCTCGGAGGCATTTGGTGCGATCGACAAGGCTGCGCGGCAGACGGTCAAGCGAGTGGCCGAGGCTGTCGCCCTGGGCGAGGCACTGGGTCGAACGGTAGCCTACCGCCGAAATCTGACCGAGGGCTTTGCGGTATCGGATGCGCTGCGTAAAGCAATCAGACTGACCGCGCAGGAAGCCTTGGCGCTTGCCGAGCAGTACCGCAGGCATGCCAACGGCGTGATCAGCGACATGATCGTTGGGAGCACCGAGATCACCGAGCAGGACTTTGCTGCCATCGTCGAGGCCGGTCACCCGCCCGGGTACACCGACTTCCGGGATTTCATCCAAGGCGACTACACCTATCGTCGCGCGCTTTTCCGGGCCATCTTGAATTCGCGCAACTCTGACCGAGCCTTCATTGACGCATTGCGGGTGACGGTTGACGTCCCTGACATCTTCGACCGAGGTACTGCCCAGATCACCGATCCAGCGGCCGGAGCCTCGATCTACTTCTCGCGCAGCTTTAGGGTCGCGCCGGAGGTGACCATGACCCACAAGGGGGGCACCGCCGTG